GAACGTTACGGGAAATGGAATTCCGTCTACGTTCGGTTTCGCCGATGGGCCGAACAAGGGGTCTGGGATGCTTTGCTCGACACACTGGTTGACCTCGGTTTGACCGATGATTGGCAACATATGATGGATAACACCGTTGTCCGGGCCCACAGCCAGGCCGCTGGCGCAAAAGGGGGACATATAAGGAGGGTTTTGGTCGCAGCCGCGGCGGATTTACGAGCAAAGTCCATGCCTGTGCAGACGGTCAAGGGCGCCCTCTTGGCTTCAAACTGACAGGTGGTGACGTTTCGGACTATGATGCTGGGGCTGCGTCCTTAATAGAACTACCTGCCGCAGCTCCTCGTCGATTTCTGGCCGACAAGGGGTATGATCGTGATAACATACGAGAAACCTTGCTTTTCCAGGTGGTTCTGCCCGTTATCCCACCACGATCAAACCGTAAAAAAAGCATTCCTCTTGAGATTGAAAATGTGGCACTGCTTGGCTGGCATGTTTATCCGATGAGCCCTCGCTCTAAAGCAGGCTGTTTTAAAGGCGCTCATGACGCTGCTACCTGTGATCTGGATGTGATAGAGCGCTGGTGTCGTGACTATCTGGGGTGCAACTGGCGGGTCGTGATGGGGCCATCGCGCCTTTTTGCGCTGGATGTTGACCGGGCTGGCCAAACACATAAAGCGGACGGGTTTGCCGCTTTGCAAAAGCTCGTGAGAAAACATGGCCCCTTGCCGCCGCGTCCTATGACGAAAACCGGGGGTTCTGGTGGGGCTGTGCTGTTCTTCCGCCATCAAGGGGAGCTGTTGCGTGGGGCGTCTGGCTGCCCTGCCCCCGGCCTTGATCCGCACCGCATTGGGCAAGCGATTGTAATCCCTCCATCACGCCATCCTATGACAAAGGGGGCTTATCACTGGCGGAAGGGGTGTGCGCCGTGGGAGATTGCGCCCCCGCCTTTGCCTTCGTGGCTTGCTGACCTTCTGAGGCCACCGCCTGAACCGGTGCGAGATTATGGCAAGAACCCCTTTTATGTGACCAATGAACGGGCTTTTCAGGTGCTGATGCGGGCTGTTTATAGCGTTGAAACGGCCCCTTCCGGGGGAAGTAATGATACGCTCAATAAGCAGGCTTACCGGGTAGGCCGTTGGTGCGGTGCCGGGGTCCTCAGTGAACATGACGCCATTGATTGCTTACTCGTTGCATCAAAGTCTCGTGGGATTCCCTACCGTGAAGCCCGCGATACGATCCGCTCTGGCCTGCGTGGTGGGATGCGCCACCCTCATCAGGAGCGGACAGCATGAATAATGTAATCCAATTTCCCGATAAAGAGGGGATGAAATGGGCGTCTGCTCTCACACGAACGGACAAGGGAACGCCTCACGCTAATGTGCATAATGCGATGGTGTATCTGGAACATCTCCCAGAATTACAGGGGTTGATGCAGCTCAATGAATTTACCTGCACCACCTTAACGACGCGTTCGCCACCGCCCCTCTTCCGCGATGGCCCGACATTGCCGGGGCCTTATCCACGTATGGCCACGGAAGCTGATTACACGGCTATTCAATCCCATATCCAACGAATTATGGCGACAAACCTAACCTTTCCGGTTATTTCGCAGGCCGTTAACACGATGGCCAGTAGCCAGAGTATCCATCCCGTTCGTGAGTGGCTCTCTGGCCTGAGATGGGATCGAGATTGTCGCCTCAAACACTGGCTGTATACCGTGTTCGGCTGCCCTAATGACCGCTATCATGAGGCGGTTGGGCTAAAGTTTATGGTGGCAGCCGTCGCGCGTATCTTCCAGCCGGGATGCAAGTTTGACTATGTGCCCGTCTTTAAAGGCCCGCAAGGGATCGGGAAATCAACCGCTCTTCGTGTGCTCTTCTCTGATGCGTGGTTTAAAGAAGACCTGCATAAAGACCTTGGAAGCAAAGATGCCGCCTCTGGCTTAGTCGGCGCGTGGGGCGTGGAGCTGGGCGAGCTGCAAAGCATGATGAAATCCTCCATTGAGGATACGAAAGCGTTTCTATCACGACAATGCGACAAATACCGCCCCGCTTACGGCAGGCTTGAGGTCGTGCGAGAGCGTCAATGCGTCTTTGCAGGCACGACCAATTCAGAGGGCTATCTAACCGATAGCACAGGAAACCGGCGCTTCTGGCCTATCGACTGTGTTGCTACTGATGTTTCGTGGCTACGTGACAACCGAGAGCAGCTCTGGGCAGAGGCTGTCGCCCTCTTCCGTGCAGGGGAAACGGCTCTTTACCTTGAGGAAGACGATGTAAGGCGGGCTGCTGAAGAGAAGCAGGCGGATAATATGCTAGTCGATGCTTGGGAGAAGCCGATTGAAGAATGGATCCAAAAACGCGGAACTCTGATTCAAGATGGGCTGCATATCCACGAAGTCATGGTCAGCGGTCTAGGCATGGCTAATACTCAGATCAAACGTGCTGATCAAAATAGAGCTGGAGCCATCTTAAGAAAGCTTGGCTGGAGTGTGAAGGTCAAAAAACAAAAGGGACGCAGTGTAAGACTATGGGTTAAGGAGAGTTGATATATTCTCTCTCATCTTCTACGTCCTCTCTATGTCCCTTCTACGTCCTGTTCTACGTCCTTAAATGGCTGTTTCCTGCCTATTCTACGTCCTCTACGTCTTTAATCACTAAAACAGGTATGAAATTTCTATATAACGATACGTTTATATGAAATATTATAGATATGTATGAGAAAATGGACGTAGAGGACGTAGAAACGGCTAAAAATAGCTATTTATTCTTTAGTGATAGGACGTAGAGGGGTCGTAGAAGGGACGTAGACGGATCGCAGAGCCGGGGCTATTCTGCGAGGATTGGGATGGGAGAATAAGACGATAAGAACGAAACAGGGGAAGCAGAAATTATGGTTCAAAAAGGCCTAAATACCCCCTGCGTATTATCTGCCACCTATAGTGCCACGCATTGCCTCTTATCATGCCACCTATGCCACTCATCCTAACATTAAGACAGTTATGAAATGTAGGAAGGGGAAAGATGAATAAGCCAAATCACAACATCGGCTGCTACCGTTAAGAACGCAAGCTCTAGTGCAGTTTCTGATGTATAAAGTGCTTGTCGGATTTCTCTTGAATTTCTCTTTCTCTCATCATCAGTATTAGCAAACATTATAGCGAAAAACATAATTTCTATGAAAGAAACTATCCATATAGTAAACATGTTCCACTCAAGGTCATGAAACCTTTTATTGTCTGAAAATATAAAATACAGCCCCAGAGAGATTGCAGTCATCGCTGTCACAACGAACTTCATAGACTCCATTTTTCTTAATAGATTTGAATTCTCAATATCAAAATCTATTTTCCCTATCTCCTTTTCCATCTTTAAAATTTCTAGTTTCATTTTCTTTTCTTCAAGCTCTTCTCTTGTATCGCTCATGATAAGATCCTTTTATGGCCATGCTTTCTTCCAATAAGCACGTATTCCCTACAATGACACCCTTCATTTAGAGGCTACCGTCACCACTCTGACCTCATTATTCTGAAGAGCGGCTAGTGGAGAACAAACATGAAGCTGACCTTCGGGAACTTAGAGCTTGATAACGACACGCAGATATTGACCTCTCCTCGTGGAGCTCTTCGGCTCGCTCACAATGACTACCATGTGATGGCCGCACTGATGCGACGCGGCACTAGGATCACGACAATGGATGCTCTGATTTCAGACGTTTGGTCGTATCCACGCGAAGAGCCGGAGTTCGCTGAAGATGCCGTACGCGATTGCATAAAAAATCTACGGGGTTTTATCGGGCTCTCGGCTTTAGGACGCCACACCATCAAAAGTGAGCGCGGATGTGGCTATTATTTGGATGATAAACGACCTGAGGATCACGAAAAATGAGCGTAACAGAAGACAGGATGGACAGGGCCACGCGCGTGTTCCTCGACACTCTGGAAAAGTGCGGCAATATTTCCTTAGCTTCTAAGGCTGCTGGTGTGTCACGTCCCGGGATGTATGCACGTCGGGAACGAGACCCAGACTTTGCTCAGGCGTGGGATGAGGCGATCACGACCGCTGTTGAATCCCTTGAAGCAGAAGCGTGGCGGCGGGCGCGTGATGGTGTGCCTGAATATCTCGTGACTGGGAAAGGGCTGGTGCTGGATAAGAACGGTGAACCTGTCATGCAGAACCGCTATTCTGATAGCTTGCTCACCACACTTCTCAAGGCCCATAAGCCAGAGCGCTACAAAGACCGTTCTACTGTGGATATGAATGTGACGGGTTCGCTGGCTAAACGGCTGGATGAGGCTCGGAAACGTGTTCGCTCGCAGAGCGGAAAGGAATAAAAATCTCCAGACTTTTTATGATCTGGAGATTTTTGTTCATGAGAATATGTCAGCCTTCTAGGGCATCTAGCGCTTTACGTGCGCAACGTGCAGCAAAAATACCGTTCGCCGTCGCTTGTCTGACCCATGCGCCACGGCGTGGAGACCATTTAAAAGCATATTTTTTAAGGATGGTTCTGATTTCGTTGCTTGGTTTACCGTCAAGAATAAACATGACGCGGTTTTCTTCGGTGTCATGTCGTAACGTGTAGCCGTTTTTGACGATCTCCACCGTCTCAGCCTGTGCAAGCCGCTTTAGCACTTTCAAACGTGCCTTAGTCTGCTTAATTTTGCTCAGATTATTCGTGAGAGCATAGGATGGGAAGCCAACAGAGGGCATCCAACGCGGCGGATGAATAAGCTCCTCACTTTCCTTCTCAGAAAATCCGAGCGCCATAAGGCTGTCTTTATCCTCTTGATTTTTGCGGATTATTTTGTTGGCGGCTTTCATGCGTTCTTGTTTCGCTTCCGCCGCTTCTAACTTCTTTTCGAGCTTTTCAATCGCGTGTGGATCATCGCTAGAAATCCCACCGTTCCCAACTGCCTCTGCTTTGTTTGCGTAATAGTCTGCCTTTTCATCGTACGCGATAGACTTACGCATCTTAACGCCTGAGCGCTTTATAAGGCTGCGATGCCCGCGTTCGGAATGATGACCAACATGAATAGGTTGACAATCTGTGATTACGTTAAGCATTGACGACGCTTCATTGCTTTCCGTAACAGCCTGTTCTCTTGCAGCCTCAGAACGGCGTTCATAGCGTGCTTTCCGCGCGTTCTGCTTCTCTTCATACGCATTCATCTTCTGTGCTGCAAAAAGTGAATATTGATGCGGCCCAAAGAGCGTTTCTTGCTGTTTTTCACCCGGGAATGTGGTACGATTATACCAAGCCATCTCTTTTCTCCTTACTATGTGGTGGTGGTGGCTAGAGACGCTTGCAGACCCTAACTGCTTGCGTCTCGCACTTTATGCGCGTATAAAGTTGGCATGTCAACACTAAATGCGCGTAAAAAGAAAATGGGCCGTCCAAAAGTGGAAAGCGAAGAAGCTCGTTCTCGCATCCAACAGCCCTTGTTAGGCGATCTTGATATGTGGGCCGCCTCTCATAACGTCACACGAGCCGAAGCGATCCGTCGCCTCATTCAGAAGGGTCTAGACGCGAGCAAGGAAGAAGAAACGTGAATGCTCAAGCACAAACGCTTGAAGACCAGCTTGCCGACGAGATAAGCCGTTATTGCCTTGATCCGCTTGGGTTTGTTCTGTTCGCCTTCCCTTGGGGGAAAGAAGGAACAGACCTTGCACAGTCTCAAGGCCCTAGAGCGTGGCAGCGTGACATTCTGCACTCAATCGGTGACAAGCTCCGTGCTGGGTATGAGCCTGATGCTGTGCTAATGCCTGCCCTACAAGCGGTCGCTTCTGGACATGGTGTCGGTAAGTCTGCCTTGGTGTCTATGCTGGTCGCATGGGCACTCTGCACCTGCCCTGACACAAAGGCCGTCATTACCGCCAATACAGAGCCACAGCTTCGCACAAAGACCTTTCCTGAAATCTCCAAATGGTTCCGACTGCTCATCTGTTCGCACTGGTTCAAAGTGCATGGGATGAGCATCCATAGCACTGTTCCCGGTCATGCCAAGACATGGCGGGCGGATGCCGTCACATGGTCGGAAACAAATCTTGAAGCCTTCGCTGGCCTGCATAATGTCGGACGGCGTATTCTGCTTATCTTTGATGAAGCCTCTGGGATCATTGACCGCGTGTGGGAAGTGGCTGAAGGAGCGTTGACTGATGAAGGCACGGAGATTGTCTGGTGTGCCTTTGGAAACCCCACCCAACCATCAGGACGGTTCTTTGAGTGCTTTAATCGTCAACGCCACCGCTGGAGTGGTCAGCAGATCGACAGTCGCACAGTGGAAGGCACGAACAAGGTTCTTTTTGAGCAATGGGCCGAGGCTTACGGTGAAGATAGCGACTTTATGCGAGTGCGTGTAAAGGGCCAATTCCCACGCTCTGGCTCTATGCAGTTCATTAGCTCAGAGGCCATCACTGACGCTATGACGCGTGAGGTTTCAGCTATCGTCTCCGATGCGCTGGTGATAGGCGTTGATGTGGCCCGCTATGGCGATGATCAAAGTGTGATCTTCTTCCGTAAAGGGCGTGATGCCCGCATGATCCCCCCTATTCTACTGCGCAAAGTCGATACCATGCAGCTTGCCGCGCGTGTCGCCGATGAAGCCGCCCGCTATGGTGCTGATGCGGTCTTTATCGACGATGGCGGAGTTGGTGGTGGCGTGGTGGATCGCTGCCAGCAGATGCGCGTCCGTGGAGTGCGTGGCGTGCCGTTTGGGGGAAAGTCCGACCGGGCCAATTACGCCACCAATGCCGAGCGCTACGCCAATAAACGCGCTGAAATGTGGGGATCATTACGTGAATGGCTCAAGACTGGCGGCATACCCGATAACCAAAACCTTCAGACAGACCTTGCGGGGCCGTGGTATTTCTTCAACCCACGCAATGAAATCATTCTAGAGAAGAAAGAAGACATGAAGAAGCGCGGACTTGCCTCCCCAGACATAGCCGACGCTCTCGCTCTTACGTTTGCGTATCCTGTGATGAACTCCCGCTTTTCGGGCGGCCCTTATGGAGCGGCTCGTCCGCAGGTGCAGGAGTATGATCCTTGGGGGTGAATAGAAACAATGCTGCTAAACTGTTCCATATACATTAATCATGGTAACAGTTTTTCTGTTGGCTACGGTTTATGTCATTCTGAAGGTCGAAAATACTAGGAGCTTCGCCTCTTTGAATTGCCATAATTCTATCTTGAGTTTCTCTCATTCCGGCAAAAAATAGACGCCCTCCTTCTTCGGGCGTTATATCCCCATCATCTATGCTTCTATCTATATGGCTGCCAATAGACGACATCATATAAACCTGAGCCCGGTATCTTTTATCAATAGCACTATATTTATCTAATGCTTCATCTAAGCAACGAGATAAATTGCAATAATCTCCTATCTTCGCAGGGTATATCACATGGCATTTTTCAACTTCCCTGTCTTTATTTCGTTCTGCTTTCTTTATTTTCTGAGCAGCACATCCATAAAGAAAAAAAGACACAATACCGAGAACTAGACACTCTCTAAACAACTTGTTTTGCACTTTAGGAACTTTCACATGTTTTTATTTGTATATACGAATAATATATTTTCTTCCATCCCCATCTAGAACTTATAAACATACGTCATCCTAAGCGTTCTTCTAAGAAGGATGCCCCATGCTCTCATTCCGTCTTGCTCACCTTGATGATGCTGCTCTCATTACCCCGCTTCTTCGCACATCCGACCGTCTGGAGGTGCTGCGTTCAGGACAAGGAGATGTGACGGGGGCGTTGCGTCGTTCTATTGAGCAGTCTTCCCACGGGATGGCCGGTCTTTTCTATGATGAGAACGGCCCTATTGCTCTCTTTGGGGTCGCTCCTCAGTGTGATGTGGGCATTCCGTGGCTTGTCGGCACGCCTTCTCTTATCCATCACCAAAAAGCCTTCCTTCGTGAAACACGCTTTTGGGTGCGGCAATGGCAAAAGCGTTACCCGCTTTTGATGAACCATGTGGATGCGTCCTACAGCCAAGCGATCCGCTGGCTCTCATGGCTGGGTTTTCAGATTGAGCCGCCCCAACCTACCGGGCTAAACGGGGCGCTTTTTTGCCGCTTTTCACGACAGGGAGAGGACTAATGTGCGTTATCACAGGAACGATTGCTGCTATTGGGGCCGGTGTGGCCGCTGCTGCTAGTGCTTCCTCTGCTCTGATCAGCGCTGAAGGACAAGCCGCTTCTAACAAAGCGCAAGCGCAGCAAAGCCAACAGCAGGCACAAATTGCTTCCCAAGCCTCTAAAAACTCCATCGACCAAGGCTATCTCAACGCGCAACGCGACTATCAGGCAGGCGATCAGCATCTCGCGGCACAACGGGCCTTTATGGCCGCCAATGGTGTCGATACGTCCTCTGGTTCTGCTTTGGATGTGCAGCAATCAACCGCGCGTGATACCGGACTTTCCGTCGGAACAGACCAATATGAGGCCGGGGTTCAATCTACCAGCGCCAGCAATCAAGCAATCTCTTACAACAATCAAGCCCGTATTGCCCGCGCAGGGAATGCCTCAGCTTGGGCAGGTGGCGCCTTGGGTGCTACGGGCGCTCTAGCAAGCGGGGCTTCTTCTTTAGCAGGAAATTCGTCTTTCTCATCTAAATGGAATGATCTCTTCTCTAGCGGGTCAGGAGGATCATTCAACACAGCCTTTAGTGGGGCTGGAACCAGCGCTTCAAGCTTTCCAAACTAGGGGAACCTCTCATGCCTCAAGTGCCTTACACAGATGAATCCTACAAGCTTCCAGAACGCGTCAGCGCAGGGGGAACGGATGTTCTCAACGTCCCCAATTATGGAGACATGATAGGCCGTGGTCTGGATCGTTTTGGAGCTGGTGCAGAAGCCGTGGGGAGCATGGCTGAACGTCTTCAACGACAAGACGACATAACCGCTGTGCAAAGCGCGATGAATGACTTCCGCACTCATGTGCGCAATGTGCAATATGGAGACCCCAATAGTCCCAACGATACGGGCTTTTTCGGGCTGCAAAATAAAGCCACACTGGATGCGTGGAAGCCAACCGCACAGGGACTTGACCAGACGCGCCGCTCCTTAATGGATGGGCTCACGACCGATCAACAACGTCTCTTCCAACAAGAAAGCGAGCCGTTCCTCAACAGTGCCCTTGATAGCATGTCAAGCCATACGGCACAGCAGCGCCAGAGCTACCAGCAGCAAACCCAGAAAGCCACGCTGGATAATCTTACCAATCAGGGCGCGGCTAATCACGATAACCCCTCTGTTTTCGCAGGCACGCTTCTTCAGGGACGACAAGCCATTGCGCAGAACCTCGCCTTGCGGGGTATCCCCTCTGATAGTCCGATTGCCCAGCAAGAGCTGCAAAAATTTAACGACAACTATTTTACGACCTCAGCCCAAGCAGCCACCGATGGTGGAGATGCCCTCAAAGCGAAAAACCTGCTTCTGTCTAATCGTAAGAATATGTCAGAGCCGGTCTTTGAGCAGTCTATGGCCATGCTTAAGCCTCATATCGACCATCAAGTCGGAACCATGCTCGCCGATGGAGCGATTAATCACCGCGACGGTGGTCTTGCAATCCCCGCCCAGAGCGATCAAGACACGGTTTTCATCACAATGACACATCTGGAAAGTGGCGGACGACAAACCGATAAGAACGGAGCACCCCTCACCTCTCCCAAAGGTGCGACAGGGGTAGCGCAGCTTATGCCAGATACGGCACGCTCGGTTGCGCAATCGTCCGGTTTAGGCTGGGATGAAGACCGGTTTAAACATGATAGCGCCTATAATCGCGCCCTAGGGTCAGCTTATTATCGCCAGCTTTGCCAAAAATATGGGGGCAATCTGACGCTTGCTTGTGCGGCCTATAATGCAGGCCCCGGCCATGTGGATCAATGGCTGAAGGACATTGGAGACCCACGCAGCGGAGCGATCACCGATCAACAATTTGCCCAGAATATCCCGTTTAAAGAAACACGGGATTATGTCGGCCATGCCGGGGCGGCTCTCACCAAGTCCCAACCTGAACCGAGCTATGACGCCCCTGATACCAACAAACAGTTCGCCGCTATTCAGTCCCATGCTCAGGCAATAGGCGCCTCTCCTGAAGCGGTGAACTATGCGTTCTCTCGCGTGCAGCACAATAATAGCCTCTGGGAAGCCAGTACGCATGAAGCCCGCTCTCAGCTTGGCACGCATATCAATGACCTTAGTGCATCTTATATGGCGGGCAATACACAATCTGGCATTCCAGAAAACACTATTCGTCAACTTTACCCTCCTGAAGAGGCGCAAAGCAAAATTGATGACCTCACCATGCGTCGTCAGGTTGGTCTGAGCTTTAATGCGCTCAAATGGGCCTCTCCTCAACAAGCGGTAGCCATCCTCCAAAACGCGTCTACGCAACTACAAGGCGAAGATATTAACCATTTCAAGATACGACAGAAATCGGCCCAACTCCTCCAAGCAAGCCTAAACAAGCGCCAAGACGCCCTCAAAAAAGACCCCGCCGCTTATGTGCAGGACAACCCACAGGTGCAACAAGCGTGGCAGGCTTATCAAAACAACCCAACAGAGGACACGAGAAAGGCCTATTATGCTAAGTCTAATGCCGTGCAACAGACAATGGGCGTGTATTCTCCCCATGTTCTTACCAGTGATGAAGCGGACACAATGGTCGCTCAATTCACGCAGGCAGATCCACAAAAGCAAGAGGTCGGCCCTGTCTTAGACGGGCTTCGCCAGCATTACGGTGATGACCTCTGGCCTAAAGTCGTCTCGGAAATGGTCGCCCATAAACTCCCTGCCGAGTATGCCACGATGGCCAATATGGATACGCCAGAGCAAAAGACAGTCCGGCAAGTGTTCCAACGCGCCATTCAGACCGGTGAAGATAAGCTCAAAACAATGGCGGGGCCTGATGCCGCCCAGCTTGATAAAACGGATAGCCTTAATCCAATTTTTGATGCGTTAAGCGACAAGCGACAGACGTTTATGTTGCAACAAGGTGGTGTCATTCCTTACCAAAACCTTGTGAAAAGCACCAAACTTCAAACGCTCGGCTATATGGCCAAAGGAATCCCGCTCAAGCAAGCCCTTCATCAGTCTGTTGATGATCTCTTTGGGATGAAATACGACACATCGGGCATGTTGCGCACCTATAAGGGAGAACTCTCTACCACCAAACAGACAGGGGCCGCTATGCTTTCTTCGCTTCGTAATGGCGATATACGTGAGGTTCTACCCGATGCTATTGCTAAGATGCCGCCCCAAGAAAGAGAACGTTACAATGCGAATTCCAATAGTGTAACCCTGACCAACGCCCGCAACAACGGCCAATGGGTCATGAACGACAGCGAAGACGGCTATAATCTTCTCATTCCAAGCAGCACGACACCGGGGGATTATCAGATGCTTCAAAGTAAGGATGGGAAGCCCATCACCCTAAAACGTGATGACATCCATTCTGGCAAATGGTTCAGCTCTTACGATGCTACGGCCCAACGTGACGCTCGTTTGGCTCATGAGGGTAAAACACGCCATCTGGGCGGGGATTGGTAAAAATAATCTAGACAATAGTCATCCATATCCCTTACCGTTACATGTAACGAAGGAGCTTTACGATGTCGTCCTTACAATCAGAGAGCCAAACCCGAGTGCGGAAACATCGCGCGGCCATGCGCAAAGCAGGGCTACGCCCTGTTCAGCTCTGGGTGCCCGATACAAGAAATGAGCATTTTTCCCAAGAAGCGGCTCGCCAGTCCCGTCTTGTGAGCAAACATGACGCGCAAGAACCCGATGACATAGCCTTTTTAGAACAAGCTACTGCCGAAATTGAGGGATGGGAATGAAGCGAGGTGATCTCGTCACTGTTGCTCTGCAAGGAGACCTTGGAAAGCCACGCCCCGCCCTCATTGTTCAAGCCGATTATTACTGCGATACAACCAGTGTCGTCATTCTTCCCGTCACAAGCACGTTGAGTAATGCCCCGTTGCTGCGCCTTATCGTGCAGCCCAATCAAGAAAATGGCCTTCATAAGCCATCAGATATTATGATTGATAAACCCTCTACCGTGTCCAGAAACAAGATAGGGCCGAGTTTTGGGAGACTGTCTGACGTGCAAATGATGAAAGTTTCACGTCTGTTAGCCGTCTTTATGGGAATTGCTTAAGACACATCCCCCACTAGAACTTATAAACGTTGTGCATCATCGGCCATTATGTGCACATCGACTCCTCATCTCGCTAATCCGCTTCCTACGCCTTCCCCGGCTACTCCTGTGACCAATGCCGGGAAGACACAGGCGCAATCAGCCACTAATGCCGCTAAATTGGCTGGTGGCTTTGGCTCTACCCTTCTGACAGGGCCGCAAGGTCTCTCTCAAACAGCCAACACCGCCCCCAAAACGCTTCTTGGGGGATGATCTATGGCAAAACAGCGTAAAGCGTCTCCCACGTTCGACATGGACAATCGGAGCAGCCAGCAGTCATTACGCGATGAAGCAGACCGCCGGCTTGTCATGATGCGGTCTGACCGGCTGTCATGGCGTGATACATGGCGTGAGATTAGCCATTATATCTTGCCCACGCGCGGGCGTTATTTTCATGTGCCCAATCAAGGCAGCCGGGGCCGTGTGAAAGGCCCGCAGATTGTCGATAAAACCGGTTCTATTGCCTTGGGGAATCTGTCAGCTTTCCTGATGGCAGGGATCACTTCACCAGCACGCGACTGGTTCCGACTGGAAACCAATAATGACCAGCTCAACGATGATCCACAAGTCAAGCTCTGGCTGTCAGACACGAAAAGCCGCCTCCAACGCGTCTTTGCAACTGGCAATTTCTACGCGTCTATGAGCCAAACCTACGAAGAGCTGGCAGGCTTTGGCACGGCGGCCTGTATCATCTTGCAAGATTATGAGGATGTTGTCCGCTTCTATCCGCTGACGGCTGGGGAATATTATCTTGCCCAAAATGCACGCGGTGAAGTCGATACGCTCTTTCGGGAATATGTGCAGAATGTCGCGCAAATCGTGCAGCGTTTCGGCCTTGAGAATGTCTCTCCGACCGTGCGTTCCCTTTGGGAGAGCCGCCAACTTACCCAAGAGCTTCCGATCGTCCATGCGATTATGCCCAATAGCTCCCGTATAGCTGGGGCGTTTGGCTGGAAAAGTGCCCCTTATATTGGCATTTACTACGAATATGGGAACGATACCGAACCAGCGCTCTTAGTTGAATCCTATCCACGTAAGCCCTTTATTGCGCCGCGATGGGCTACCGTGAGTAATGATGCCTATGGTCATGGCCCCGGTGAAGATGCGCTGCCCGATATTAAGTCCCTTCAGGTCGCTCAACTCCGCCTTGCAGAAGCCGTTGATAAATACGCACGCCCTCCAACAATGGCGGATGCGTCCCTTCAAGAAAGTATGGTGAACTTGCTTCCGGGCGGGTTGAACTTCATTCCGGGGCTGGCAGCGGCGGGCAATGGCGCGGGTATTCGGCCCGTCTATCAGGTCAATCCCAATATCTCCCCTCTGCAAGAACGTATTGCGGAGTTTCAAGATCAGGTGCGTAAAACACTCCGCAACGATCTCATCTTGATGGTTTCTCAAGAGATGGGAAGCACCCAACCTGTAACCGCAGCGGAGATCAATGTCCGCCAACAAGAGAAGATGCTCACACTTGGCCCCGTTTTAGAACGGTTCCATAATGAAGCCCTTGATCCGATCATCACAACGACGCTGGAGATTATGGAACGTGGCGGGTTGCTCCAACCGCGCCCTCCCGGTCTACATGGTCATGCCCTCAAGATTGCGTACAGCTCTATCTTGGCTCAGGCACAACGTGCCACAGAAACCACGGGCATTGAGCAGCTTGTGCGCTTCGCTGGTAGTGTCGCGGGTGCTGATCCGTCTATTATGGACAATCTCGACCTTGATGCCGCTCTTGATCGGTATGGTGATCTCCTTGGTGTTGATCCATCCATGCTCAAAAACCCACAATCGGTCGCTCAGTTACGCCAACAACGCGCCTATCAGCAACAACAGCAACAAATGGCCGAACAAGCACAGCAGATGGCCGCCGGGGCCAAGAACCTCTCTCAAGCCGATGTGGGCGGTGGTTCTAACGCCCTGCAAGCCATTATGAGCGGCCTGAACGCGCAACAAGGACAGTAATCATGCAAGACCCTCATGATGCTCAACAGATCAACGACCATCGCAAACGCCGAAAAGCGCGTGCAACACAAGAGCAGCACGATCTACAGATTATCGCCGCGATGCCAGAGGGAAACCGCGTCTTACAGCGCCTGATCACTTTAACAGGACGAGATGCCGCCTCTTTTGTGCCCAATGATGCCTTGGCGACCGCCTACCGTGAAGGGCAGCGCAGTATTGGGATTAGCCTGACCTCATGGCTTAATGACGCTCTGAAAAAAATATAAGATCACCCCATAGAACTTATAAATGCCCGTCATGCTCTCCCTTATCTGATGGATAGGAGAGCTTTCAGGCATGAGTGATGTCCCAACACAGAATAATGCGACAGCCCCAACGGAAGAGGCGACACCGGAACAAACAAATGAGAGCCCCAATACTCTCGTTGATACCCCGTCTACGCCCCTGGGCGAGGAGGCTAAAGAACGGCCTCTAGAAGAAGCTGATGCCCAAAACGATAAAAGCAAAGAAGAAGCGCCTGAAAAAGAAGGCCCTCCTGAAAGCTATGAATTCACGGCTCCCGAAGGGATGGAGGTCGATTCAGATGCTCTCAGCTCTTATGAGAAACTGGCGCGTGATAACGGCCTCTCCCAAGAACAATTTAGCGCCATTACCCAACATGGTCTTGATTATTTCCAGAAAGAGCTTGGCAAGTTGTCTGAAGCTCACAGCGCCCGTGAACAAGGCTGGCGCAAGGATGCTCTGAGCGACAAAGACCATCTCAGATGGGCAGGCTCTCAAACCCGAGGTGATGACCAATGTTGGTCATGTGTTCGATCAGTTTGGCGGCAAAGACCTCCGCCTTGCCCTCGCTGAAACCGGGGCTGGCAACCATCCACAGATCATCCGCGCCTTTAACGCCATTGGAAAGGCATTAGGAGCGGCCCAAACACCCGACAAAGGCAAACCCGCAAGCGAACTCAAAGGCAACAGCTTTGAGGATATCGCCCGCCGCCGTTATGGCTCTAACAGCTAAGGTTCCCTCTCATGGCTCTTAATAACAGTACCTTCCTCACCCTTGCCGATTGGGCAACCCGTCGTGATCCTGATGGCGGTGTTGCTGACACGGTCAACCTGCTCTCCCAAACCAACGAAATTTTGGATGATGTTGTCTGGAAAGAAGGGAACCTCGCAACTGGGAACAAAACGACCGTCCGCACGGGCCTCCCCGCCGCAACATGGCGCTTGCTCAATTATGGCGTGCCACGGGGAAAATCCACCACGGCACAGGTCACAGATACCTGTGGAATGTTAGAAACCTATTCCACTACGGATAAAGACCTCGCCAATCTTGAAGGGGATGTCGGGGCCTTTCGTCTCTCTGAGGATATGGCCTTCCTTGAAGGTATGAACCAGCAAATGGCCCGCACCTTCATTTATGGTAATGATCAGAGCGATGTCGGTGCTTTTACGGGGCTTTCCCCGCGCTATAATACATTAGACACGGCTAAAGCAGCGTCTGCGGCAAATGTGATGGATGGAAAAGGGCGCGGCAGCACCAATACCTCTATCTGGCTGTGCTGCTGGGGGCCAACATCCGGCTTTGGTATTTTCCCCAAAGGCTCTGTTGCGGGTCTCCAACAAAAGGATGTCACAACAGACGCCCCGATCTTGGATGACCAAGGCAACCCCTACCAAGCCTACCAGATGCATTATAAGTGGGATTGTGGCCTGACGATCCGTGATTGGCGCTATTTTGTCCGCATTGCCAATATTGATGTCAATGCACTGACAGGAGACAACGCCCCTAACCTCCTCGCTCTGATGTCAGCGGCGTGCTTTAAGCCCCCAACCATGCCCTCCACAGCGTCCAATGTGCAAAGTGCGACACGCGCCACCGGCGGAACGCCGCTCTCCTTTGGTCGTCCTGTCTTCTACGTCAATCGCACTATTGCATCAGCGCTCTCTATTCAGGCGATGAACAAGACCAATGTTCTCCTCACCCAAGATGAGTTCGACGGGAAGCCCATCTTGCGTTTCCGTGGCATTCCGATCCGGGTCGTTGATGCCATCATGAATACTGAAGCCACCGTTCAGTAACTCCGTCTCGCCTTGACAAGGAACGCCCTATGATCGTCGATAAACTGCTTCTCTTTTCGAATAAGCAAGACCTCACCCAAGCCCAAGCTGGCTCTCCAACGCCATCCGTCAATACGGTTGATTTCTCTCAAGCGCGAGATTTTGGCCCAACAGAAGGCTTTAAAGTCTTTGTGGAATTCTCCTCACTCCCCATTGGGGCAGCAGGAACCACGCTTTCTATCGCTGTTCAGATCTCAATAGACAACCAAAACTGGACAACGCTGGAAGACTTCCCGTCCATTGATATCACAACGCTCACGAATTCTCAGCCTTTTGCCGTCCGCGCTAAACCGGCTTTTTCCAACATGATCTACCGCTATATGCGCCTGACCTATACCCCTAGTCAGACGCTTAGTTCCGGGATTGTTATGGCTGGGATTAATCTCGATGTGCCTAGTCAGCAAGCTTATCCGAAAAACTACGTGGCGTAAGGAACGATCATGGCCCGTTATCGCGTCACAACCGCAAGCTTTATCAATGGTCGCACCGTCGATGTTGGAACCGTCATTGAGTATGAGGGAATCCCCGGCTTCAATCTTGAGCCTCTTGATGATGAGGCTCACCATGCCAAGGAAGCCGCTGGACAGGCTGGAGAAAGGAACGTCAATGGACGCGCCTTTCAGGAAGACCTCACCCGCTCCGATGGTGCGCCCTCTTCTTTGAACAGCACAGAAGCGGTTAAGGATCAGGGCACATTAGACGAACAGCACGAGCCTGACCAAGCCGAGCTCCTGCCCAAAGAAGCCCCTAAACAAACGGAGGCGTCTTCAAAAGAAGAACCGCAGGAATCTGCACGCACGCCGTCTAAATCAGCGAAAAAGAGCTAAGGCATGACGACACACATTGACCTCTGCAATCGTGCGCTCATGCGCCTTGGTACACAGAGTGCCCTGACATCCTTTGATGATGGGTCTGTAGAGGCCAGTGTGTGCGCAGCCTTTTACGACGATGTCTTGCACGCATTGCTCGCCCATCCTGCCAGTATGGGTGGCCCGGTTTATACATGGCAATGGCCCCGCTGTGTGGGAACGGGACTCCCCGCACCCAGCAGCAACCCACGCTGGCGCTACGAGATCGCTCTCCCCTCTGATGCTGTTCGTGTCTTGCGGGTTGATAACCTTCTTGCTGAAAAGCCCAATGATCGACGTAAAGCCCTCTTTGACCGCCCTGAGAGTTTTGGCGAAGGAATGGGCAAAGCAGGCGGCCCTACACTGGTTCCTGTCCTATTTACCGATTATCAGCAGGTGAGTGTCACCTACATCACAAAAACCGTTGACATCGACCACTGGCCGCCCGCTTTTAAACGTGCCTTTTGGCTCTCTTTAGCCGCCGCCATTGCGACAACACTTGGCATTGATGGCAGCACAAGCGCTGCTGTCGCCCAAGAAGCCGAGCGTGAAGTCGCCCGTGCGTGCCTCGCCGATCAACGCGTAGAGGTCGTCAGCACAGAAACCGTGCCCGACTGGCTCTCTGTTCGTTTGGGATATGGCGACAAACAGCGTCCTATTCACCAAACCACGAACACTCTCGATAGCGGCTTTAGTGCAGGCAACTCTCACCCGCTCCTGACCCCTACAGTCCATCTATCGGCCCCAATGGGGTTATTCCAACGGGACTAGAAACACGCGATATTGCCGATGGCTCCTGCCTCTACATCCCCGCAGATACTCCCGATGGACGTATTGGCATGCTCACAATCGGCCAAAGCCCTGCCGGGTGGCGCAGACCCTATCACGGCGTTATCTCTGATGGCCTACAAGATGGAACAAGCGAAATAGACCCATGAACCCTCTAAAAGTCCTCTCCGCTATCGTGATTTTTTCAATGGTAGGCTGTGCCCATAGCCAAGTTCCTCCGCAGAAATGGACGCAGAACTACGCCCCGACACTGACAGATTGGCGGGCCGCTCTTCTATGGAAGAACCATAGTGTTAGCCAGTCCATGGAAAGCTTATTATCTTCTCTCTCTACAAAAGTAGAGGGTATCAATGGCGCTTCCACCCATCAAAACCTAACGAGTCCTACCATTATGGGCGGGTTCCTTGATGGAGCACAAACCATTAATGTCGCGACCTCAAGCCGAAGCCTTGCCTCGCATTTTCTTGATACCATTAATGTGCAGGATTACGGCGCGAAAGGCGATGGTTCGACCGATGACGGCCCCTCTATCCAAGCTGCTCTTTCGGCAGGTGAGCGCGTCTTGTTCCCTCATTCAGCCTTTGGCTATCTCCTCAATACAGGGAAATTCGCCGGAGGTACCTACCCTGATTACCGCTATTCTTGGAACACACATCCATCAGTCTATCCCCAAGCTGGAGAGATCAACTTTAACAACTCACTGGTAAAAGGAACCTCCGCTGGAGACCCCTCTGCCTGCACGGGAAGCATCAACTCTCCTTACACACAGCCCTGCCTGGCCATTACCAATAAGCGCCTCATTATGGATCCGGCTTCTGTTTGGGCGGGGCCACAAACAACCAATGTTGGCCTTGATATTGAGTGCCTTCCTAACCATAGCTCCAGCAATCCTTCCAATACATTAAACGGTTACCCACGCAACTGGGTGGCCTGTATGTATTTTGGAGGAGATACAGGGTCTGATGGCCAAGCAAATTCATCCGGAGCTGGTTTTGGATCATCCATCCATTCAGAGCTGGTTAACTGGGCTCTCAATATCAATACCAATACGGGCGTTGGAGAAGAGTTTGACATCAATGTTATCAACCCGGTCGTCGATGGCGGGATTACCCGGGGGCAGTTCATGCTCTCTTCTGCTGCCTTTAATGGGAGAAGCAGTGTTCTATCGGGCTATTCGCCTTGGGGGAAAACATCAGAATGGGGAGAAGGATACGAAGTCAATGCCACCCCTTTTACAGCGACCACAAAACCAGCCCCACACATAAACGGGCATGGGGAGACCATTTATACCACAAACACATCCAACGGATTAACAACATACACCGTGTATCCGCGATGGACGCGCGGCTTTTCAGCGAGCGGATCTCTCAACGACTTCGTTGCCGCAAGTTCCATCGCAGGAGAAAGCGGCTCTTTCTTTGAAGGCCTTGATGCGACAGGAACCCCTCTTTTCAATATCGATAAACAAGGGAATATTTTTTCGGCGGGCTCAATAACCTCCTCGTCATGGGCCTCTATAAACGGATCCCTTCAAATCAATGGGTCACCAAATACGTGGCGTTATACCCATTATGACACGAACGGTGCAGAACGCTGGGAAACAGGCAGTGACGCTACTCCAGAAACAGGATCGAACACAGGGTCAGACTATTATATCTCAAGAAGAAGTGACACTGGAACATCCCTTGATGAGCCGCTGTCCATTTCTCGTCATAATGGCGTTGTCACGATGCCTGATGGGGTCAACACGTCATCAGCAACTGTCACAAAACTCTGCTTGGACCCTTCATGCAACCGCTATGTCTACGAGGCACAGAACAAAATCTATATTGGCACGGCCAAGGGGGGTAATGTCGCGTCCATTGATGATAATGGCAACATGACCTTAAAAGGGCAGCTCATTGGGAATGGAACCCCCTAACATGGCTCAGTCTCCCACCGGCCCCCATATTGGACTGACATGGCGGAGCTCCTTTGGCGGCGGCATGATGTCGCCCCTGCTGGGCTACCGGGCCGATATGGAAAAATGGCAGTCCGGGGCGGCTGATCTCACCAATTTCTTTGTCCATGTCCAAGGTGGGATCAGTAACCGGCCCGGCACACGCTATATTGGCACCTCTCGCACAGAAGCCAGCAGCACTCCCCCAAAGCTCATCGCGTTTATTTACAACAACACGCAATCTTATGTGCTGGAATTTGGGGACCAGTATGTCCGCTTTATCAGCAATGGCGCTTATCTCGCACGGGATGATGGCACACTTTATGAGCTGACAACGCCTTACCGGATTGAGGACGCCTTCTGGCTTCGCCACGCCCAATCCGCCGATGTGCTCACCCTCACCCATGCCCGCTATCCGGCCATGAACCTCTCACGCCGTGGAGAACTGGACTGGACATTAGACGTTATTGCGTATGATGCTGGCATTGCCGCCCCCTCCTCACTTATTGCCTCAGCCGTCGAAGGAACCGCGGCCAATACCGGCACCACACCGGGGGTTTCTAAAGCAACATACGAATATGCGGTGACGTCGGTCTCTAATGACAAGAACACCGAAAGCAATGCGACCTTAGCGCCCTCTCAAACCGAAATGACCACCACAGCCCAGACGGTCACTGACCCCAATACGGGAAAGACCTCAACCGTTCAGCAAGAGACAGCTGTGGAGGTTGGGCATTTCGTCGAGAACTATAATACGCTCACATGGCCAAGCGTTGAGGGCGCTGATTATTACAATGTCTATCGCCGTTTTGCAGGCCAATGGGGACTAATCGGCAATACGGCCTCTCTCAGCTTTGATGATGTCAATTACGCCCCTGATACTGAGAATGGGCCGCCTGCACACCGTAATCCGTTCGACAATGGCAACAACCCAGTCTCTGTCACCTATTTCCAGCAACGCCGCGTCTTCGCAGGGGCTGTCTCCTACCCGCAAACGGTTTGGATGAGCCGGTCTGCCAACTACACCAACTTCGACATCCACACCCCTGTGGTCTCTGACGATGCCATCACCGCCACCATTACCAGCCAGCAGGTCAACACGATCAAGCATCTTGTGCCAATGGCGGACTTACTTGCCTTTACCGGCACAGGGATTTGGAAGATCAGCGGCGGCCAAACTGGAACGGCCATCACACCGTCCAACTTCACCGCTATTCCGCAAATGTTTGTAGGTTGTTCCGATGTGCAGCCCCTTCCCATTAATACCGACGTGCTGTTTATCGAAAATAAAGGCAGCCATATCCGCGATCTGCAATATGATTGGTATGCCCAGATTTATCAGGGCAATGATCTTTCCGTGCTGTCTGACCATCTTTTTTATGGCTACACGCTTGCCGATTGGTCTTTTGCCCAATTCCCCTTCAATGTGCTCTGGGCCGTGCGCTCCGATGGCACTCTGCTGGGGATGACCTATCTCAAAGAGCAAAATATCACCGCTTGGCACCAGCATAAAACACAAGATGGAGCGTTCCAATCCGTCGCTGTTGTGCCAGAAGAGAACGGTTATGGAGCCATTGAAGACACGACCTATGTTGTTGTCAAACGCCGCCTTAACGGCACAGAACGCTACACCATCGAACGGCTGGAAACCCGCCAGCTTGGTGCAGAAAATGATGACATTACGCGCTCATGGTTTGTCGATTGTGGCCTGCGCTATGAAGGCGAGCCCGTCTCAACCCTCCTGGCCTCACCCATCTCGCAGGCGTGAGCGTCTCTGCTTGTGTGGATGGGAACGCTTATACGGGCCTGACCGTTGGCGCGGATGGGTCACTGACCTTGCCCCAATCTGGGCGTGTGATCACAGTGGGCTTGCCCATCACGGCCACGGCTAAAACCCTCCCGCTTGATCTCGGGCAGCCCCCACAATTCGCCCGCCGCAAACGCGTCAGCAAGGTCTATGCTACCCTCTATAACAGCGCAGGTCTCGGCGTCTCCACTAATGATGGAAAGACCTTCCATAGCCTCGACGATCAAGGCGTAGCCGCTGGACGCACGGCCCCCAATCCCTACAACAAGACAGGCCCGCAAAAGTCAGACCTCATCACGGGCCTCACCATGCGTATCCCCTCCCCCAACTGGACACAAAGCGGGCAGATCACGTTCCAGACAACCAACCCGCTCCCTGTCACAATCTCAACGGTGAGTGTGGATGTGGAGGTGGGGAATTAATTCTGGAACATATGAGTTAAGAGCATAAAAGCTGCTAAATAATTTCCCGGGGGAACAGACCCTATAGAACCGCCTCCCTGAACACTGACTGTACCAGTGCTATCAAGTGATCCTAGAGGGTTGATTGATGTTCCATATATTTCGTTTATGTTTGTGTCGATAGAACCAACCCTATTTCCTGACCCGTCGTAGATATAATTCAAATTAGTATCAATTGATAAGATTGCGTTACCAACGACACCCTCTAGTCTATTCGTATTAATATCTAGTGTTCCTATTCTATTCCCTGATTGGTCAGATACCTCATTAGTAATCGGATCAATAGAACCTAACTTCATACCCGTAGTATCATACACATCACCACTATTCAGCATTCCCCAAGCCCCTCCTGAGGCATGAGCCGACCAAGTTGAAAATAACAATGGAAAAATAAGCATTATTCCAAACAAAAAATATCTACGATAGTTCATTTCATTTCTCCTTTAATGTTTATTAGATAAAGAAATATTATTTTAGAAAAAAGGCAATACATCAAAAATTATTATTGTTTAATCCATTGTTCATATATTTAACAATATTTTCAGAAAATATTATCTCCCTTCTTATCCAGAACTTAGAAAGCCCTGAGATGCTCCCCCAAGAACAGGGGGAAGCATGCCATTTTATACAGGAGGGCCGGATGTTCTTAGCTCGGTGCAAGAGCAAGGAGCGGCTGGTCAGCAAAGTTCTTTAGGGGATTCACTGAAGGCCTCCTTCATATCCGGCGTTCAGGCGATGCCGATCGTCAGGGTGAACCAAGCCCTCTCTCATGCGATTAAAAGCACAGAAGGTGATACGCTCAGTCCTGAAGATGCCAATGCTCAATATGGCATTAAGGGCGTTCTAAACTTTGACCAGCCTGTTTCGTCTAAACTTGCCGATACACTCCATCGCGAAAAACAAAATGCTCTGCTGCGCGATATGGCTATGCGTAATGGCCCGAGCGGTGTTGTCAGTAGCACCTTGAACATGGGGGCTGGAGCGCTTCCGTCTCTGCTCGACCCCATTAATGCGGCCTCTATGCTGGTTCCCGGTCTTGGAGAAGAACGCGTCACCGCGGGCCTCGGCATGGCAGCGGCTCGGGCTGAAGGCTGGGGGATGGAACGCGCCGCTGATGGACTACTGGTGCTGAAGCAGCGAACCGGTCCACAGGCGCTGTTCTTGGGGCCTCCAGAGCGGGCCGCTTCGTGCAAGGCGCCAGCCAAGGAGCCGCTGAACCTCTATCTTGACCGTGATGAGCATAATGATTGGACGATGGGCCAAGCCCTGAGCAACATCGCCTTTGGCAGCCTGATGGGCGGGGCGTTGCATAGTCTCGCACGGCCTGAATTACGCGCGACCGATCCATCGGTAGAACCACCTTCTCCACCAGCAGAGTCGGAAGAGCCCCCAGAGCAGCCGCCTCCTAACCCAACAGAAGACCGCCTCCGCACGGTTGGGCCAGATGGGCGCGGCCAAGTCTTGGCAGAAAGCCTCACCTCTCTCAACAATGACCGTCCCAGCAACGCAGACAGCCTTCTCCATCTACACGAACTAGAGACGACACGTCGTGATCTTGATCGCTGGATGGACGCCCATAAGAGCGCTCCACCCCAACAAGGACGCGGGACGTTAGAGAATGACCTTGCCCATCTCCACCAGAAACATGCTGACCTCCTGGACGAACAAGCTTCTTTTGACCCTCAGTCTTCCCCAGAGAAAGCAACGCCTCCTCCATCGGCTTCCCGTCCCAAAGCAGAGCCCTCATCACCATCCCTCTTTACCTTCCTCACCAAACATGGCGGAGTTCGTGATGAAGGTGGCGAGCTGAGAGCAAACGACATTCATAAACAGCGTATCGGCTTAGTCCGTCGCAATGGCGGCCTGTCGTTTGACCGAGCACGAGAACTGTCTGAAGAAGCGGGCTATCTCAAGCCGGGCGCGGACATTAACGACCTTCTGAACGCCATGACAGAAGAAAGTCATGGGCGCAAAAGTTACGCGAACGGTGTCGGGCCTCAAAAAGCTGCTATCGTAGACCCTGCCTATGAAGACCATGCCCGTGCGGCGGCCCATGATGATGTTGAGGTTGCCGCCTATGACCATGATAAGCCTCTTTCTGAGGACGTACATGCTCACGCAGCAGAAGCGACCCTCCAAGGAGCAGACCCCTATGATGCGTTAGAAGACGCATTGAAAGCCTCCTCCCATCATGATTGGGATCAATACCGGGCACAGTTTGATAAAAGCCGCTCTGTCCATCAAGCGCGTATCGCCGCCAAGAAAGACGCCCTGCACGCCCTCACTGAACATCATTTTGGCCGCTATGCACAGCGTTTAGAGTCTGGAGTTCATGCTGAAGACCTCACGATCCTCGCCGATACCGTGCTTAAAAGCCCCGATCCTGAACAGGCGATTGAGCAGGCCCTCAACCATCTTGAAGCCAACCGTGGGCAGGGCTTTGATCCACGCTGGCAAGACACTCTTCATGCCATCTACCAACAGGCCCTTCAGAAACTATCAGACCTGCAAGACGGTGTGGGGACAGACATCCTTCACGCTCTCACCAACCCAGAAAGCCGTGAGATTACGCAAAGCCGCGCGGGCCTTAAAGCTCACAGAGAAGCGGCCCCAACACCAGAAACAGGCGATGCCGTCTCTCCCCTACCAACGACAGGCATTGACCATCTCAATCTTTCAGAAGTCGGTGAGCATCCGGCTCTGATGGGGCATATGCCTGATGGTATTGAAGGCGTTCCCCCTTGGCCTGTTGTCATAGGTGATGGGGAGCACCTTTCAAAGATCACCAAGAATGGAAGAGATATTGGAGGTGGTCACGGTCGTATTCATATCGCAGCACGCCACGGAAAAGAAATAGAACAACGCGGCTTCAGAAGTGTTGACGATTACATCAAACACATTATCAAAAATATGAACCAAATTAGGCAAGATTTGCCTAAAGGTGGGCACGACTCTGGTTCATATTTTTCTATCCAAATGGGAAAAGATAGAGGAGGGAAAGACAAGCAAGATACGGCGATACTCCACCTCATGAAAAAAGATGGATATTACCGTGTCGGAACCGCAAGCGTATTCGATACAAAGTATTTAGAAAAAAGAAAACTGCTATGGGATGGAAGCCGCCACAACCTATCGCGCCCTGCTGAAAAGAGCACCGACCTTCCCCCGTCATCACCTAACAAGTCCAGCAGTGATGACGTGTATACCAGTAGCCGCCACAACAGTTTCAATGATGGTGGTGCACAACACCAGCCAAGTCAAGACAAATCACTCCACGAAGCCCAAGCTTATGGGGCAACATTAGACCAGAAAATTGCCCTTTATGGTGAGAAAGCCATTCCCCCTGAAGCGCTAGACGCGGTGAAGCAGGAGCACGCTTTGTCTGATGGCAATAGCAACGCCCTTCTTTCTGCCACTGCCTGCCTGATACGGACACGACCATGACTAACCATGAACACCCCTGCTATAATGACGCCCAGAAAGCCGCTGGACGGGAGATGTCTAAAGCGGAACTTGATGAGATGTTTGGCCGCATTGATAAAGAGGCTGGGCGCTATATGCGCCAAGGGCTCTCTCCGCAAGAAGCCCTCCAAAAAGCAGGCATGAAGATGGCTGATGATGAACGACTTGCAGGCATCATCAAAGCCAACGCCCAAAAGCGCAATCTCATTGCCCGTGCCGAATTGCAAAAGCGTATTGTAGAAGGTGATGAATATGCCTCATTAGAAGGACTATTAGCCGGTCGTGAAGATGGGAGCCGTGGCGCCGCCCTCTCCATTGCCGCCAATGCTCATGGGCAAGAGCAGCAAGTGCTTGGCCCGCTCATGCATGACCTTAAACAAGCCGAGTTGCTCAAGCCACTTTTAGCGCGTGACGAACAGTTTGACAGCGATGTAGGCCGTGAACTCTGGCGATTAGATACCCCTGAAGAGATCCACGCCACAGGCAACAAGCAGGCTGAAAAAGCCGCCCGCATACTCGCGGACTATCAAGAAACCGTGCGTCTCATGCAAAATAAGCAAGGGGCGTGGATTGGCAAGACCGACCATTATGTCACCCGGCAAAGTCATGACATGTGGAAAATTCGTGGCAATGGAACAGAAGCAGACTACCACGCATGGCGGGATCATATCGCGCCTTTGCTCGATGATCGCACGTTTGACGCAATGGATGCACGGCAATCACGCGAAGAGTTTTTGCATCAAACATGGCTCAGTCTCGCATCAGGCGACCATGATAACGCCAATGGCAAGGACTGGCTCTCTGGCTTTAAAGGGCCGGGGAACATGGCGAAACGTGTCAGTCACAACCGTGTCCTGCTTTTTAAAGATGCGGATCGTTGGCTCTCTTATAACAAAGCCTATGGTCAGGGCCATGTCATTGATAGCGTCATCAAAGGATTGCAAAAAGGCGCACGCAATGCCGCTGTGATGAGCGATCTTGGCACAAATCCAGAAGCCATGTTTAGCAGCCTGATTGACGAGGCTAAAGGAGCGACCCGGGCGCGTGGCGACTTTAAGATGCACGACAAGCTCGACCGCCTTCAAAAGGGCGCCATGATGGATATTGTCACCGGCAAGGCGCGGCTGCCTGCCAATAAAACCATTGAGCAGGTTGGGGCCTACGCCAAAACATGGAACCAGTTTACCAAACTCGGCGGCGTGATGATCTCTTCCCTACCTGACCTTGCCGTGAATGCCTCTGTTCTTCGTCATAATGGTGTGCCGCTTTTAGAAAGCTATTGGAACAGCCTCAAGGCCATTTGCCCTAGCCTTGGCAGCCAAGACGCGGCGGAACGTAAAGAGATCGCCCAGCTTCTCGGTGTGGGTATCCAAGGCCATCTTGGGGCTGTCATGAACCGTTTTGCGACCGATGATGCTCCCCTTGGACGCGCCAGTGACCTCATCAACACCTTCTACCGCCTTAATGGGTTAGAATATTGGACTGATAGCCTTTCTGAGGGCATGGGCACGATGCTGTCCCATAATCTCGGGCGTGATGCTGATCAGGCGTTTTCGGCCCTTCATCCCAACTTACAACGCAGCCTAAGACGCTTTGGGATAGAAGAGCCAGAATGGCACGTTCTCCGCCACGCCACCAAAGAAACAGGCGGGAATGCGTATCTCCTCCCCACGGAGGTCGCCAAGCTCTCCGATGACGCCATCGCCCCTCTGATAAAGCCCGGGCAAAGCGCCGATGACGTGCGACAGAGCCTGACCAATAAGCTTTACACCTATATCACCGACCAAACGCGCGAAGGCATGACCGAGCCAGATGTCCGCACGCAAGCGACCTTCCGGGGGATCAGCAACCGTCTTGATGAAGTCAACCCGATCCTCGGCCAAGCGGCCCGTTTGATGCTGCAATTTAAAAGCTTCCCCCTCACCCATATCCGCCGCGCTTATGCCCGTGAAGTGCAGCGTTTTGGCACAGACTGGCCCGGTATTGTCCATATGATCGCTGGAACCACTCTGCTCGGCTATGTCGCGATGAACACCAAAGCGCTTCTCGCTGGGAAAGAACCCCACGACCCTTCTGATGTGCGCACATGGATGGCGGCTCTTCAACAAGGCGGCGGGGCCGGGATCTATGGAGATTTCCTCTTTGGTCAACAAAGCCGCATGGGCAATAGCTTCCTTGAAACAGCGGCAGGCCCAACGATTTCCGATATGACGAAGCTTGCTGGGGTCGTTACTTCCACGCGTGATGAACTCACCGATAGTCCCGACGCTCCCAAAGCCCGCAGCTATCTGGCCAACCTTGTGCGGGTCGCCAGTGGACAAATACCGGGTGGCAATCTTCCCTTTATTAACATGGCCCTAAAATATGGCGTGATCTATCGCCTCCAAGACATGATCAACCCCGGCTATACGCAGCGCTATGAAAAGCTCATGCAGCGCAATCAGGGCCAAGAATTCTGGCTCTCTCCTTCATGGAGCCCTTACGGGGAACATTAACTGTTCCCATTCCTAAGTAGAACTTAGAAACGCCTGTCATATCCGTTCTGGCAACAACGGAACGGATCTATGCGTGCTTCTTCTCTTTCTTGGCCCGGGTTTTCTTTAGGTCATGTTGCCTCTCTTCTTGTCCGCAAAGAAGAAGGCATCGCCTTATGAATGACCAGTATCTCACCCGTGCTGAAGGCATCGAGATTAAGGCGGATATTAAAGCCGTTGAAGCCGATATGGCCATTGTTAAATCCCACCAAGCCGTCCAACAACAAACGCTGGAACAAATCCTTTCCCAAGTGCAACGCGGGAATTCATGGCGCTCCATGTTTATTGCCGGGGGCATTGCTGGGGCTGAAGCCATCATCGCCGTTCTTCTTAAAATCTTTCATATTGGAGTATGACATGGAGCCGCGCGGTATCCGCAACAACAACCCCGGCAACCTGAACTATGTCGGCCAAGCAGGAGCCCATAACGAGCAAGGCGATCATGGACGTTTTGCTGTCTTTAGCACAGCAGAAGCCGGTCTTATGGCGCTACGGGGGCAGCTCCTACGCTACCATCAGCGTGACGGCTTGGACTCAATTTCTGCCATTATCAGCAAATGGGCACCCCCTGCTGAGAATAACACCCATGAGTATATTGAAGGCGTTGCCCATGCCCTCGGTGTGTCACCTGACACCCCTCTCGGCAATTTCTCCCCCCATCTGATGGCTGGCCTCATGCAGGCGATTATCATGATGGAAAATGGCAAGAACCCTCACGGATCATTGATCTATCAGGTGGCTGGCCTGCCCGCTCAAGAGAACATCACATGATGTCGCGTCTTGCTCGTCTTCGCCATTGGATCCAACAGCCAACAACGCTCATCGGCCTCTCTCTTGTGATTGGCGGGATCGCGGGAGCAGCTACTGGAGCCCTTAGTGGCGATATGGCCACCACCCTTCTGCTGTCATCGCTGCCATCGTTACTGCCGGACAACAGCACAGCACGCGCTACCGCCTCTGCGCTTATTCCGCCAGCCGTGGCCGCTCTTGAAAAACGCGCGGACACGCAGCCACCCCATACGTGACTGAACGCGCCTCCACCTCGTTGGCACCATTTTCGGCGGCGTGGCCGAAGAAGGCACGACCCTACTAGCTGATAAGTTCGACACAAACGCCCTCCTCGCTGGCATTCTGCGCGTCGAAAATGGCCTAGCAGATGTAGAAGGCGGCATAGAAGATGTCATCACGGCGGTAAAAGAGAAAAAGCCTGCAACTGCTCAGGTAAACTCTGCCGCCTGACAAACGGCAATAATGGGAGGGCTTCGGCTCTCCCTACGCCTAGAGAGAATCAGTCAAAAACGGCTGGATCGGAGAAGAACAATGAAAACCTATATCGTCCTCAAGTTAATTAAAGCCAAACCTATGACGCGTGGTGACTATAATACGCTCCGTGGCTGGCAACTTCCCAAAGATGAAGACGGAAGTGATGAAGGTTATCTCGTAGAATATACCGATAGTCCTAGTGCCAACGTGAAAGGCTATCTAGGATATGTGTCATGGTCACCAAAATACGTTTTCGATGAGGCTTACCGCCCCATTGAAACACATGATGGCCACTTAAAATTTGGTAAGATTTAACGCCTTTCTACGGTCAAAACGGGAGATTACCCTTCTATTTTTGTCGGTATTTAGTCAAAAAAAAGGTAACTCCTCCCAAAACCCCTAAAGGGCATCACTCGTAAGGAAATACTAAATGAACCCCTATGTTGCAGGAGGCTTCATCCTCACGGTGCTCGGCTTCCTGACGGCTCTGATCGTCTACAGCAACCGAGCCGGACGCAACAGCGCCCGCGTAAGTTCCGAACGCCAAGACGCCAGCGACGCCACGCAATCAGCAGAAGCCGCTCAACGGATGCTGGATGCCCGAACGAATGGCATACGCTCTAACAATATGCTCATAGGCTCTCTGGATAAGGGGACGTTCTGATGAAGCTCGTTGTTTTATGTGTGGCGCTTCTATCGCTCGTAGGCTGTACTCCAACCCGATACAAACCGCTCTGCCCGCCGCTGGTGCATTACACAACGCAGGAACAGAAGCAGGCAGCGGACGAGTTGCGCACTCATCCCGACCTGCACGAGCTGCCCGTTATGATGCGGGATTATGGGAATGAGCGGAGGGAGATGCGGACTAGCACACGCTAA